CGTCGCTATAAACTTTAAGGGGAACTGCTGAATAAGCAGCCATATATGTATCGGGTGATGTAATTGCAGAATATGCCATATGTAATTTTTAATTAAATATTAGAAAATTACAAGTGTTTTTACTGATTAAATCTTAATTTGATTTCAGCGATAATATCATCTGCAATTTGTCCTTCAAATTTAGTTTTCCATTTTGATTTGTATTCAATATATCTAATTGTCTTATTGATTACATTGGTTGGTTTCATACCAAATCTAAAAATGTTTCTTTGAATACCATATGCTGCTTCTTCTGGCATTCCCTTCAATCTTGTCCATTGTTTGATTGCTTGAATTGGGGGATATTTGGTTCTATAAGAATATGGGGTGGCATGTTTCTTTTCAGTTCCACTAACCCCTTTATCAACAAATGTTAAATAGTTTTCAGCAAATAATTTTAACTCATCACCATTTGGAGTTTGAATAACTTTGTAGTTGATTGAGTTAATCAATCTACCTGATGCTCTCTTTGGAAAGGGTTTGTTATTTAATAACTCATTTCTTAAGGTCTCAACCCAAACCTTTCCAAACTCATTTAATGCTTGTTTTCTAATTAGTCGTTTTGCCATTATATTGCGTATCTAATAATAACTACACCTTGATGTCCATTACCTCCTGATGCGCTATTAGGTGATTGTGATGCTTCAAATTCACCGGCTCCACCACCTCCACCTCCGTAGAATGTAGCGTTAGAACCATTAGAACCTGAAGCAGTTCCACCATTACCACCACCGCCGTCTCCTCCAAGACCTCCTGTAGTAAAGTTAGAACGACCTGCTCCACCACCACCTGCGTAGTATAATAATGTTCCTGTAATATTAGATTGAATACCAATACCACCTGCTGCACCTGTTCCTGAAAATAAACCATTTCCACCTGCAGCACCTGCTCCACCACCAGCACCAGTTCCTCTTTGAGTTGAATTTGCTGTTCCACCATTATTACCTTGACCTGCAGTTCCTGTTCCACGACTACCAGATTGAACTGCTCCACCACCAGAACCACCATTAGTTGCAGCAATTACCGACCCATCATAATAACCTCCATTTCCACCACCAAATGCTGTTAATGTAAATCCACTTGTATCACCACCTTTACTAATTGCTAAAGATGTATTACCTGAACCAACTAATAAACTATATGATGTTGTTGAAACTGTTGTTGATGTAAAGATTGCCCCACCAGCACCTCCACCTCCAGCACCATATTCTCTTAATGATACATTATTTCCTGCTGTATCACCACCTTTACCACCACCACCAACTAATAATACATCAATATTACCAGATGATGTTCCTAATGAATTAACTGTAAATGTTCCATTAGATGTAAAAGTATGCACTCTATATGTTGTTCCACCACTTGTATATGTTGTAATCGTTCCACCACTTGCATTCATAGGAGTAGGTGTTGGAGTAGGGGTTGCAGTTGGTGTAGGAGTAGGTGTAGCAGTAGGTGTAGGGGTTGGTGTTACACCTTGTGGTAAATACTCAGCAGCATATTGATAAAATGTTTTATAATCATAAATTCTCGGGTCATCAATATTTTGATAAAATGTTGTTTCATCCCACACTTCAGGATAAGTTGAATTTAAGTTTTTGAAAAACTCATATCGGGTTGTATTATGAAATGTGAAAAAATCATATTGATTATTTATGTATGTATATCCGCTACTCATATTTTCTTAATTTTTTATTATTAACATAATGTATAATTACTAATTAACTTTTTTGCCATCAATATAATTTAGATTTTCATAGCGATATAATGGTATATTAAAATAACCACTCGCTATTTCTATATCATCAAATTCTAACCAATTATCATTCTCATCAATCTCATTTAAATTTTCAACACATATCAAATTTGATATATCTGAAGTTTCATTTTTTAATCTACACCACATATTATAAACTATATTTTGTTTGTAAGTAATTCTCAACAGTATCTCTATCTGTATCTGATAATGATACATTATAAATTAAAATTTCGTAAATGTCACCACTTGCATATGTTCCACCATTAAAATCTCTACCAACACCCAATCTTAAACTTGATACAGGAGTTCCTTTGGTATTAAATTGTTTTTTGGTCGTTCCTAAAGTGGTAGATGCAACTTCATTAACTCTCATATTAGTTGCAGTAGGACCTTCACCAAATATTGAAAGGAAACTAAAATACATATTGTTAGCATCTTCTCTAATTATAATATGAGATTGAATTGTTGAAAATAAACTTCCGTATGCTTCTGTTCCACTTGGGGTCATAACAATGAATACATGACCTATAGTCATATTTGTTGAGCCAGTCATAAATTCATCTGAACCATTAAATGTAACTCTATCTGTATTATGTGATGGTCTTGAAGCACTTGTTGCTTGAACTAAATCATTATTGTTTCCAGAATTATCAGGCCAAGTACTAACCACTCCACCTGTTAGTTCAACATCACTACCAACATACCATCCAACTAATCCTGTTGATACAGGTGGTGCTGGTGGAGTAGGTGTAGGTGTTGGAGTTGCAGTTGGTGTAGGCGTTGGAGTTGCAGTTGCAGTTGGTGTAGGAGTTGGGATTGGTTGGTCTCCATTACTCATAATAAGACCTCTCCAAAAGTCATATTGATTTGTAGATGAAGTATTACCTGAAAATACACCCCAAGTCGTCCAAAATGTGCTTAAATTGATACTCATATCGTTAAATATCTTATTTTATTTTTTGTTTTAACTATCACAAATTCCACCTTGCCAAGTAAGTATCTGCCTTGCTGTAAATACTGTATTGGTGAAAGACGGGGTTAATGTTATTGTTTGATTATTTCCACTTGTATCAATATAAGTAATTGTTCTTGTATTTGATATATCTGTAAGTTGTGGATAGAATGTATAACTACCTGTGGGATTATATGACCCTAAATTTCTTAAATCAAAATATGCTGCCGATAAACCTGAAACTCTTGTTGGTGTATAACTTGCTCTACCAACAACCATAATATATCCGTTATTAGAAGAATTTTGTAATGTAACATCCACAAATGTTCCTCCACTATTTTGGTAACGAACTACCATAGCAGTTCCTGCAGGATTAAGACAATCTGTTGCACCGCCATTACCAATAAACCACCAATTTAATGGTATAGGCCAAATTAGATTTGTTCCTTGATAAACAGCCGATAATGCTGATGAACCAATATACCCATTTGTAAATGTTGATGACCCTATTTTAATTCCTCCTGCCATTAAACTATGAAATAAAGTGTATTAGCATTTGGTGTTAATGCATTGTATTGTGCTTGTGTTCCACTCCATACATAACTAATTGTTGTAGGGCTTCCTGCTGCTAATGTGATTGGATTTGCTGGTGTTGTTCCACTAGTTCCATTTATACCACTTGAACCTGATGTGCCGCTTACTCCACTACTACCCGATGTTCCGTTAATTCCTGAAGAGCCAGATGTCCCACTTGAACCTGAAGTTCCTGATGCTCCACCTCCACCAGCAGTAATACCTGTGATTACAATTTGGTTATTATTGATTGATGTTAAAGTTAATGCTGTTGTTCCTGAATTATATGTCCCACCTGTATAAGCATAAGTTTGAAATGTGGAACAATCATCTAATGTTTCACAAGTAAGTAATGTCTCGTATGTTGGTTGGTTAGGTTGAACGATGATATTTGTTGGGGCTTCAGGTATTACACAATTCACCTGTCTTGTTCTTAATGTAATTGAAGCAGATATACCTGTTGCTTTATCTTGTGTCTCATCAATAACAGGACTGAATGTAACATCAGCAGATAATAAAACTCCATACTGACCCCAATTCTGTTGTATCTCTGTGATTAAATCTTGTAGATATTGGATTGTATCTGAAATAATCTCTTGGGAGTTGTCTGATTGAAAACCATTCTGGTCTAAATAATTCTCTTGGATATTGATTTTATCCATAAAGAATACTCTAAATGAATAATCGGGGATTGCTGATTTAACATTTGTCCCTGTCGCTATGACTGATGTATCATCCAATGTAAGCCACATATAAGGAAACTCCATTTGTCTTGTAGTTCCAATATCGTATGGCTCACCAAATCCAAAATCTTTTAGAAAGAAATGATTATCTGCGAATGCCTCAAACCAAGTTACTAACTGATTTAATGATACTATGCTTGTTATTGCTGCCATTTATACACTATTTTTATCTTTTAAGTCATCAAGGTTTTTGAAATAGGACAACCAATTCAAACAACTGATGTAATTTTTTTTATATATATCTTCTTCTTTTTCACCCATTTTATTCATCAACACATAGACGAAATCTAACCATTTGTATCTGTCGTCTAATTTCTTTTCTCTTAACTTCTTTTCAAACCTCTCTGATTTTACTTCTCTTGGTTTGGCATAAAGTCCTTTGTATTGTTGATAAATGTATTCCTTCCACCCAAAAAAAAACCGAAGATGTGGTATATCTTTGAAATTGGGAGTTTATAAAACTCTTCCTTTCTTGCCATAAAAGATGTCTTGAACTTTTCCAAATTACCTTTTGAATTTTTCTTTCTTAAGAATACACATAAAAGTTCAGGCATTATTGTAATCACATTATTTTGTGCCTGTTCCAATAAAATCTCTATGGTGATGATTTCCCCTGTTGTATATTTGGAAAAGTCCGTATGCAAGAAATACTCCTCATCGTTGATGATAATACTTTCATCTTCGCTTCTAACTACATCTTCTTGCATGAACTTTAATTTCTCCAATAACATTTTGAAATCATCTACATCCATCATTTCAATTATTTCTTTATCAACCCCCGTTAGAGCCGACATCAACAATACTGATGCATAAAAATTATTATGATTATCATAATTATTTCTAAACACATCACAAAATTGTTTAACTGTTACTTCGTCCCAATTCTCGGGGAACTGATATAACAATTCTTCTTCGTCTGTTTCAATTTTAACTTCAATCATATTTCTTTTTTTTTAATAAATATCTTGGTATTCTAAATGTTTTTATTACATCCTCATAAAAGATACTGCTGGTTTATTTGAACTTTCTTTTCTTGCTCCAATGGTCATCATAGCAACATACCTTAAAGCGTCACAGCCGTGGTTAAATGCATCAATTGGGGTTGTATCATATCCCCCATCTTTTAACTTTTTCCACATATATTTGCTAAACTCATCCAATAGGTTTGATGACCTTCTTGTAACTAACATATGTTTTTGTTGAAGGATTTGAATACCATAATTCACACTATCCCTACCTTTTTCAACAGGTCTTACTTTATGACCCAATCTTTTTAGTTCGTGGATTGATTTAGGTTCAGCACTATCTGCGTATATCTCACCTAAAACATTGTATGTCTTCATTAGATTGGATAGGTCAGTATTTAATAACCCCGTCTGATAGATTACCTCATCCACAATAATATCGTCGTTGTATTTGTATAAAGCAATTAAGGCTGCAGGGTCTGTTGAAAATCCAAAGTCCAATCCATATCCAAGTAATCTTGCTTCTTCAGGGATTGTATCTATTACTTGAAAATCAGTGTATATCGTTCCTTCCACTTGTCCTATCTCGCCATCAAGATATACTCTACACCAGTTGTCCCAATATGAACTTGTTAAAGCCTTACTTCTATTTGCTTCAAGTTGTTTTACAATTTCCCCTGATAAAGCTTCGTTGTCTTTGTATGTAAGAACTAAAAGTTCTGTATCAGGTTGTCCTATTACTTCTGTATGAACCCAAAATCTACTTGTTGGGTTGTAGTCAAGATAAATCTCTCCATCTGTTCTAATTTGTAACTGAAGGTATGCATCGTAGTTGATGTTGTTAGATTCATTCAAATACAATATGTTTCTTCTTGCTCCTCTTAATCTACTTTCATCGTCAGCAGAAAAGAACTCAATATAAGACCCATTTGAAAATTCGTATCGTAAGAGTGTTTTATTGTAGTGGTGAGGGATATACCTACCAGTCTCTTTCATAATCTTCAAGAAGTCCTTGTTTGCTCCCCTACGAAGATGCGGGATTGATTCTGATACAACAGATATTTCAAGGTTGGGGATTTTGATTGCTTTATCAATAAGGATTGCCAGAATTGAAAATGTCTTTGATGCAGATGTTCCACCCTGTATAACTTTGATACGGGATTTCATCTGTCTAATTTTTCTTAAAGCACTTGTGTAAATAAACTTACTCTTCTGGTTCGTCATCCAAAAATAGTGGTTGTTCTGTTATGGTTATTTCTTGTTTCTCTGTTGCATTAAATCCTAACATCTTATTGATGACCTCAATTGCTTTAATTGCAAATGGTGGGGCATCTTCCATATTATTTTCTTTGATTGTTAGGAGGTCTTGGATGAGGTCTTCTTTTCTAATTTCTAATCGTTTTGCGGTCTTTTCTTGTTGTTTCTGTAGTTAATCCTTAAACTTAACATTTAATAACAATCTAGACGCACTTGCTTCCGACACTTTATCATTTGTTTTATAGACAGATTTGTAGGCTTGAGTAGCATTCAAACCATTGCTTAAATACTCATCACAGAATGCTTTATGTTTTGCTGATAGGTTCATAACTCATTATTTTTTCACATACATCAAAGTATGGTTTATGTAATTCACTTCCAATCCATTTTCTATTTAATTCTTTTGCAACTCTTGTAGTTGTGGCTGAACCTAAAAATGGGTCATATACAATATCTCCTTCATTTGTCCAAGATTGGATATGTCTTTTTGCTAATTCATCGGGGAATATTGCTGGGTGTGATTCAGCTCCCTTGAACTCTTTTGAATTAGAATATCCATTTGGAATCAACCATACATTTTTATCAATCCCAAACTCTTTTACTTTAATAACCTTTTGTGTTTCTTCTAAAATCCCTTCGTGATTTCTTTGTCTTCTATTATCCCAAATACGACCACCTGTTTTATTTTTAATCATAATAGGATTAAATGTAGTTGGTTTTCCTTTTGAAAAGATAAACATATTCTCCCACACATTTCTATAACGATATGGTGAAGGAAATGGTGTGCCTGTCTTTTCCCATATTAAATGGTCGTGTAGGTTTAATCCAATCTCCATAAAGTATAGTGCTTGTCTCATAGAATTACCTGTCTTTGAACCATTTATGATTTGGTCTTGGATATTCCACATCATAACTCCACCAGGTTTAAGAACTCTTGTTAATTCCTTTGCTATTTCTTCAAATTGAAATGAATAACCTGTATTTTTTAATCGTTGGTGATATGTCTTATTTCCACCATATTGTCTCATATTATCGTATGGGGGACTGGTTAGTACTAAATCAACATAATTGTCTGGCATCTTCTTCATCGTTTCCAAACAATCTTCATTAAATATCTGATTTATCATTTTAGTATTTTTGTTTCCACATATGTTTTATGACTATCCATCAATACAACAACCTTGTATTCATTTCCCAATTCTTTTTTAAGTGCTTCTTTAACTATTGCCTGTTCTTCCATAGGTAATATTGTTGGTAGTGTTAAAACAAAGATTGGTCTTGGTCTAAATAATCTCCAAATCATACTAGTTTCCATTTATTCTTTGTTTAGCAATTTCAAAATACTCTTCTTCTCTTTCAATTCCAATAAAAGACATTCCCAAATTCTTT